ATGGCAACGATCAGAGCAAGGAAAAAGGCCGATGGGACGGTCAGCTACACCGTCCAGATCCGCCTCAAGAAAAAGGGTGTCATAGTTTACCAAGAAGCCCAGACATTCGCCCGCAAGCAGGCTGCTCAAGCCTGGGCGAAGCGACGAGAGACCGAATTGGCGGTACCTGGTGCGATTGAGAGGGCCAGCCGCAAGGGGCACACGGTCAAGGAGATGATCGAGCGCTACCTGATCGAGGCGGAGAAAGCCCGGCCTCTCGGTGAAACCAAGCGACTGACTCTCAATGCCATCAAGAAAAGTTACTTGGGGGAGAAGATCGACTCCGATATCAGCCAGCAGGTCCTGGTGGATTATGCGCTTTGGCGCATGGGGCCAGAGGGTGGCTCCGTAAAGCCTCAGACTGCCGGCAATGATTTGGCTCACCTGGGTTCGGTGTTGTCCTTGGCCAGGGCGGCTTGGGGGTACGAGATCAATCCGTTAGCAATGCCTGATGCTCGTTTGGTCCTGAAAAAGTTCGGTTACAACATGAGGAGTCGCGAGCGAGATCGCAGGCCTACATTGGATGAGCTCGACAAAGTGATGGAGCACTTCTTCGAGACGCTGCAGCGCAGGCCGTCAGTCATCCACATGCCCAAGGTGGTGGCGTTCGCGATCTTTTCGACAAGACGAATGGACGAAATCACCCGAATTCTCTGGGACGATCTGGATGAGCACCGAAAAGCAGTAAAAGTGCGGGATATGAAAAACCCCGGTCAGAAGCTAGGTAATGATGTCTGGTGTCATTTACCAGATGAGGCATGGCAGATTGTGCAGAGCATGCCGAGGGAGTGTCCGGAGATATTCCCCTACAACACTGACTCGGTCGGTACTGCTTGGGCTAAAGCGTGCAAGATGAAAGGTATCGAGGACTTGCACTTTCACGATCTGCGCCACGAAGGTGTGAGCCGGCTGTTTGAGATGGATTGGGATATACCCAGAGTTTCGAGTGTATCCGGCCATCGCGATTGGAACTCGATGCGGCGTTATACCCATTTGCGCGGTCGAGGAGACGGGTATAAGGGTTGGAAGTGGTTGGACCAGATTATCCAGGCGCCGGTGAAGCTCGGCGCCCGGGTAGGCTAGTTAGCTTGCGCGTAGAGGTTTGTTCAGCTGCGCGCATTCGAGGCGCGCAGCTTCTCTCTGACGGTCGAGGTACAGGGCCAGATCAGCGATATGTATGCCCCTGGCGCTTTTCTGACTAGCTTCGAGCCTGGTTATTGGAAGCTGGATTTGTCCGGCCAGTACCTTCCGTTGAAACATATCCGGTGTCAGGTGCGTGAAATAGTCGGAGCAAACCTGCTCTATTGAGATGATGGCTTTGCCGTTGTATTGCGCCATCAGAACAAAAGCGGTGTTCATGCACGTCTCCCCAGTGCTCGTTTGGCGGCCACATTGGCCATGTAGGCTGCCCATTTATCGCCCTCGCGCAGTTGGCGGATCCGACTGCATTTCGAGTGTCGTCTGGTCGACCTACCTTTGCCGCAGACATCGCAGATGGCGGGCAGGTCGAGGCTGTGCGAGGCCATTGGTGGGCGGATCCGTGGGGGAGTTTGGTTAGCCATGCGCAACCTCCTGGGCATGCTGTCGATCAAGGCGCTCCAATTCAGCCAGGATCAATGCTCCCGATTTGATGAGCATTTGCCGCTGAGATTGGGGCTTCCACGTTTCTGGAGCCCATGGCCATAGTGCTGGGGTATGCGTGCATTGGGCATACGGTAGGTTCCAAGTGCGAGCCCAGGCGGCGTAGACGCTGGCCGCATCAGCTAGCTGTCCTGTTGTGTACTGGTCATCTTGTTCCGCTGTATAGCCCTCAACCATGATCTGACGAATCCTCTCGGTCAGGACTTCCCGGGCGGCGGAGTAGCTATCGCGCTCACCTTTCGGAAGAGTAATGTTGAGGTCCGGCTTGCTGCCCTCCGCCTGATTCAGGTTGTGTACGCCCGCCGCACCGGCAAAGGGCATGCCGGAAAGCAGGGTGCTGATCTCGGGCTGGAAGCCCTCGGCGTTTATTGGGTGGTGGCGCTGGCACTCGCGTTCCTCGCCATCCACCGTGCCTGCTTTGTAGCCAGCCAGGAACACCAGGTAGTCGTTGTAGGTGCGGTCGTCGACGAAGCCGGAGCTGTCCTTTTCCAGCTCGAGCTGGGACAGGCCGAGGGGGTTGAGGCTAACGAAAAGGTCTCGTGGATCGATGCTCATGACTTGCGACCTCGCGTGATGATGAAGCCAGCTGCCTGGCGGGCCTTGGAGCACTGGTCGTGATTGCCCTTCACGCGAGCCTTGCCGCAGATGTCGCAGATGAACGACATGGCGGGGCGCTGCATGGGTTGCATGCCTTTCGGCGTCCGGGTAGTCGGGGTGTAGGTCTGTGTGGTGGTCACAACGAATACCTCTCATGGGCGAGGCGTGCATTCGGGCTTAGGGCCAGGCGCTCGTAGTTCTGGCTGTTGTCGACAGTCCGTAACGGGTCTGTCACTGGGCAGCGGGCGGTGCTGCTGCGATACAGCTCGATCAGGGCAGCAAAGAGCAACACAAAGAGCACAAGGCTGATCAGCTGCCAGATGCGTGTAGGGTTAGGCATGGATGCAGGCCTCGAGAACGTGTTTGCGCGCAAGTTCGAATAGCTCGTCTGCTGACACTGGCTCCAAGAGCTGCTCGCCGTTCTGCACGGCTTCAAAACGAGAGCGGTACAGCCCGGCCTGGCCGAGCCACGCGGCTGCGTTGAATTTCGCGTCGGGTGCGGGACGGTCGTGCTGGCTCATGCCGCCTCCCGCTGGTACAGATCGATCAGATCCTTGGCGTTGGCGGCGATCAGATCCTCCGCCTCGTCTGGGCAAACACTGTTGCCGATCAGTCGGATCTGGTCGGTGTTGTTGATGGCGCGCCACTCCAGCTGGCCCGTGTGAGGGTTCTCAAAGAGTCCGCGATCGAGGATGTAGTCAGGGCTGAACCCTTGTGCCAGCTTCAGCTCCGGTGCCTTGAGCATGCGCAGGGTGAAGTCCACCAGGGCATACTCGCCGAGCAGCACCACATCCACTGGCTTGGGGAAGTGTTCAGGCAGGTACTTGTGCAGGAAGTGGGCGCATTTCCGGGCCCGTTCCATCAGTTCCGGCGGCAGGATGGCGGCTGGCACCTGCACGATGGTGACCAGCGCCATGCGCTCTCTCGTTGGCAGCGTGTGCATAGGCTCTTCCACACCTTGCCACTGCCCGCCCGTGCCGTAGTACTTCACTAGGTAGGCGGTGGCCAGCCGCTGATTAGTGCCTCGTCCGAGAATGGTGCTCAGTGGTGCCTTTGCAGCCCGCCCGTCACCGTTGTAGAACCCGCCGTTGGCCTGCTCAAAGTGACATGCGGCCAAAGCGTGGTGCCCGCTGCCTGTGGTCAGGGCGTTGACGGGCTGCAAAAGGCTGCTGCCGGTGCAGCCCTTGCGCAGTGTCACCATGGCGGCAGTGGCCATTGCCTGTTCGCCCCGGTTTGCTCCGGTAATGGTTCGAACTGCCTCTGTGACGGGATAGCCCGAGCGCTCGCCATGGTGGGTCAGATGCGTGAGGTGTGCTGCTGCCATGGCGAAGTGGCCACCCTTCACTTGGGCAACCTGGGTGCGCAAAGGCTCTGCAATGCTGAAGGTTCGCTGGTTGCTCGCGTTGGCGAACTCGGTGAGGCTGGCGGCAGCCAACTGCTGATCGTTCAAGGGGATGACAAACGGTTGCTCGGCCAGCACGGTGTGCCGCCAGAATCCCTTCGCGACCCGGCGGCAGGTGTTGTCCACCAGCGGGCGCTTGCGTTCGAGAATGCTTTTGCCCAGGTCGGAGAAGTCGATGCACTCCGCCGCGGTTCGCCATGGCAGCTGATCGGCTTGAGGGTTCTCGTGTCTCTTGGGTTTGGTCCACACAATGGGACGGCCATCGGTGCGACCGATAAGGAACAGGCGCTTGCGGATGGTCGGTGACCCAGCGTTGGACGCACGGCGTTCTTTCCATTGCACGTTGCAATCCAGGCCGCGCACCAGAGCTTCCATAGGAACCCACTGGCCGATGCAGTCCATGATTTCTTCCATATCGGGGTGGTCTGGAGGCAGGCCGGTGGTAAGGCAGGATATGAATGCCTTGAAGGTCCGACCCATCTCGGTCTTGAGCGGTTTACCAGCATCGTCCAGCGGCCCCCAGGCCTGGAATTCCTCGACGTTCTCCATGAGGAACAGGCGCGGGCGTGTCGCGAATACCCAGCGGACAACGACCCATGGCAGGGAGCGAACGCTTTTGCTGCGTGGCGCGCCACCTTTGGCCTTGGAGAAGTGCCGGCAGTCCGGGGAAGCCCACAGGATGCCCACGGGCTGGCCGCCGGTCGCCTCCAGCGGATCGACCTCATAGATATCGCTGATGTAGTGCCGGGTCTTGCGGTGGTTGGCCCGGTGCACGGCGATGGCGATGGGGTTGTGGTTGATGGCCACATCAGGGTCGCGATAGGCGCGTGCGCCGCCGCTGCTGGCTCCGCCTGCTCCCGCGAACAGATCCACATACAGCTCGCGCTGGAAGGGGAGGGCCTGCTGCTGCGCACTTGCCACGTTGATCTGCTGGGCGGCTGTCATATTGCAGCCCCTGCATTTGCAGCGCTGGCCGGTGTTTCGCGCAGTTGAGCGTGTATGCGCTTAGCCAAATCGCCCAGTCCGGTGGCTTGCAGGCCGGCGCGGGATGCCTGCTGAGTTGCCTTCATTGCCGTAAGCGTCCGCTCGGTTAGGTTCAGGGTTTCTATGGCGCTGATGAGCAGCTCGTAGTCCGCCCTGGTCACTGCAAGCCCGGTGTAGGACATGATCCGGGCTTCAAGTTCTCGGATACTGCCTTTGAGGTGTGCGATAGCCAGGTGGTGTTTGCGCTGGTCCGCCTCGGCCTGGGCTCGAGCTTCGTTTAAGTCGTCTTGAAGACCTTTGATACGCAATTTCAGATCTGCTTTCAGACACTGTTTGCCTGCGTCCAGGCCGCGGTTGAAGGAACGTTGGCGGGCTTTCGCGAACAGGAAAGGCAGGACGGCTAGGGTGACCAGCAAGAGAATACCCATGGCAAGAACTTGTTGATGCGATTGCATGTGCTGTGCTCCGAAAGAGCCCTCCGCCGGTGGTGTGAGAGTCGGCGGGGGCCGTATGCCCCTGATGGCCGGGGCCGCCTGGTCAAACAGACTTGGTTGAGCGTTCGGCCTGTCGGTCAAGATAAGCGGCAAGGTTGTGCAGGTAGATCACGTGCTGCGCTTTCTTCGAGCTGTCGATCTTGCTCAGCTGAAGGTCAATCCGGCCTTTGTTGATCAGCTCCTTGAAACGCCTGTCGGACCCGATGTGGGGGAAGTAACGCTCCCTGACAGCGGTCAGCGTCGGGCAGGGGGTGGTCCACTCATTGCGTAGTTGTTCCAAAGTGCTCATGCGCATTCCCCGATGCGCTCTGGGCCATGCCGGAGCTTGGCGTGCACTGCTGCGGCAAGGTGCTCTTTGCTGGCTCCGGTGACTGCGACACAGATCTCTCCCTGCTCGTCGGTCACAACGGCGCCGAGAGGGAGTTGACTGTTGACGGTGGCAATTACATAGACGGTTTGGCCTGCTTGAAGAACCTCTTCCACGCTGGCCTGCGCCTCCATGAGTACGAGAGCTTCTTCCGACTGAGCGCCAGAGTCAGCGCGGCCGTTGGCCAAGTCCTGCAAAAAGTCCCGCAGGGACTGGCATTTGGTCGAAAGGGCTCGCGGTAGGCTCAGGCTGCTGGTAAACGGCCCAAGCGTCACCTTTATACGGTGGTGGGTTTTGTCGTTCTCGATCTCGATCACGGCATCGACCGAGACTTCAGGGCGCTGTAACTTGCAGGTCGCTTTGCCTCCGTTATCTAGCGTTCGCTGCAGCAGCATGATTTGGTGAAGAGATATGTGGAACTCGCTCATGCCGCCCCCCCGGATTTGGCAACTGCATGGGCTTTGCCATCCTGAGTGACGATTAGCTGCAAGCCGGTGCTGCGCTGGAACGCGTGGATACGCGCCAGGCTGCTGCAGGCGGTGGGGTGTATCAGGACCGCTACCGATCCGATGTGCTGTGCTGGTTTCATTCTTCGTGTCCTTGATGTGAGAGGGGGCACGGAGCTGAAATTAGCAAAAGCTAAATAAGTCTACAATAGCAAACGCTAAATTAATGAGGCGTGGTTGCTCCCCAGCGGATCGCCGGTGGGGTCGCAACACAATGAGGCGTTAGATCTTCTTGGCGTTCCAGGCCAGCAGTACGCGGGCTTGAATGTGCATGCGTTCGATCATCGACTCGTCGATGGTGATGGGGGGATAGATCGGATTGTCGGAGATCATCCGCAACAGGCCGCCGGTAAGACGTTGTAGGCGTTTGATGTAGAGGTCACCGTCCAGCGTAAAGACGTAGATGGCGTCTGTCTTGACCTCGGTAATGCCGCGATCAACAAGCAGTGCATCACCGTCCGCGAACGTTCCCGACATACTGTCGCCGTCCCCGGTGATGATTGCGAGGTTCTCGATTTTCGAGAAGGTTAGGCCCTGCATCCTGAGCCAGTCGAGGTGAACCGTCATGTCGCGGATGACTTCAATGTGCATGTTTGGGGCTGCCTTGCCATGCCCCATTGACGCCGCAATGTCGAGATACGGTATCAGCACGAAGTTCTTGTCCTTGACCGACCGGGTAGGTAGGCGAACCACGTTGGCTGGGGCTGCTGTGGATGGCTCCTCGATGGGAGGAGATGTCAGCGTCCCTGCTGCGAGCCCGATCTTGAGCTCCAAATTCAGCGCAGCCTTTTCCCCCAGCTTGCGATGGCCGTTTAGCAGTTGTGACAGGTACGACGCATCCAGGTCATGAGCCTCGGCGAATTCCTTCTGGCTCAGGTTACCCATGATCGTGCGGAGGGAGGCGATACGCCTTTCGTTTATATCCATAGGGTGATGATTGCTGTCCGTTAGCAAACAGTAAATTACTAACTGCTATTGCCTTAATAATTAGCAATTGCTAATCTCGCCACTCATGGAGGTGTCTATGACGCTTAGCGAGTACTTGAAGACGATGGATAAGGCACGGCTCGAGGCTTTCGCGCGAGAGTGCGGAACGTCTGTCGGCCAGTTGAAACAGGTTGCTTACGGCAACCGCCGTGCTAGCGCGGGACTGGCAGTGAGTCTTGATCGGGAAACGGAAGGGGTGATTCGTTGCGAAGCACTGCGGCCGGACATCGATTGGGCATATCTGAGGCAAACAAAAGAGTAGGTGCTGGACCAGGGACTCTCACCTCCCTGGTCCAGCGACGACGGCGCACAGCACTGTACGGTCGTAGCTGTAGGATAGGTCTTACCCTGTCCCCTGGCTACACCGTAAATCGAGGATTTACGGTTATGAGTCGCATTGATCTATTGCCGGGCGCAGGTCCGGTTCTCACCCTTCGGCAGGCGCTCTATCGCGCCGGTCGCGACTATCGCGGTGGTATCACCAAGCTGGCCTTCGATATGGGCCTTGAGGTGGATACCCTGCAGAAAAAACTTCACCACAACGAAGAGCGACGTTGGCCGACCCCTGACGAAATGGAAGAGATCGTCCAATGGACTGCTGACCCGCGCCTGCTTGACGCCTTGGTGCGGCCGGCAGGAGCAGTTTGGTATCGCCCTGAACCAGTGCCCGCCACCAACGAAGCGTTACAGGCAGTTGCCAAGCTGCTCGAAGAATCCAGTGAGTTCGTCGGCAGCCTGCACGATGGGGCCGCCGATAACGTCTGGACAGCTACTGAGGTAGTCGACCTCGAGAAACGTGGGATGGATGTGATCCGCCAGGTGCTGGCGATCATGGCAGGCGCGCGTCAGGCAATGGAGGACAAAGCTCATGGCTGACGCCGCCGATTTTGCCAATGACCATGCTGAATACTTCCTGCAATTGTCCTTACAGCGCCATGTACGGCTTCTTGACAGGCCTAGCGCGCAGTACTGCGAGGACTGCGGTGAGCCGATCCCATTGGCCCGTCAGCAGTTGGTTGCAGGGTGCGAGACCTGTGTCGATTGTCAGGACCTGCGGGAGCGCCGAAGATGAGCGAGCGCCCAACTCCTACCACAGCTGATTGGGCGCGGCGTTACATTGAAACCTTCGAGCTTGCCTTGGTTCCGATTGAACCAGGTGAGAAGGGGCCGAAGGGGGCCGGTTGGAACAAGCCCGGTGGCTATTTCACAGATGCCTCGAAGGCTGAAGCGTTTTGGACTGCGAACCCGAACCACAATCTCGGTGTTGTGCTCGGGCCGAGCCGTGTCTGCTCGCTCGACGTCGATGATGTCGGGCTGACCCGGCAGGTCCTGCAGCAGACGCTTGGGCTCGACGTCGACGCACTCGCTGACACGTACCCGACCTCTGTGGGCAACCCTGAACGATTCCGCGTGATGTTCCGCGTTCCCGAGGGAGTGGAACTGAGCCGCCACGCTCTGGTTTGGCCCAACAAGAACGACCCCGATGGCGCCATCTACAAAGGGCTCATGGCGCAAGTGAAGGCTGCAATGGACGACGGCGATGCCACCCGCGAGGCGGCTTTCCGCATGGCGGCAGAACCCTTCAAAAAAGTGACGGTTTTCGAGCTGCGGGGCGGGTTGGTGCAGGACGTACTTCCGCCATCCGTTCATCCGGGCACCCGCGAGCCTTACAAGTGGCGTACCCCTCCGGTCGCTGATGGCTTGCCAGAGCTGCCGGCCGACTTATTAGCCATCTGGCAGGATTGGGACGAGTTCAAGCCGAAGGGGGAGGCCGTTTGCCCGTGGAAACCGAAGAGGATAGCACCTGCGGCTGCCGCTCGTACCGTGTCCAAGCCGTCGCCAGCTGCAGCACGATCTGGTGACCGGCTCCCAGAGGTCATACCTGAATTCAATCGCATCCATGACATCGCCACGATGATTGAGGCGCATGGCTACAAGCGGGTAGGTAGCAAATGGTTGTGCCCACAAAGCAGTTCCGGGTTACCCGGTGTGACCATTACTGACGACAAAAAACTGTACTCGCACCACACCTCTGACCCACTGGCGAATGGACACAAGAACGACGCATTCGACGTGTTCTGCATTCTGATGCACGACGGTGACCAGAGGGCTGCGACCAGGGCGGCAGCTCAGATCCTGGGTATCGACGCGAAGTCCCGTCCACCGGCACCGTCGCCATTGGGCGAGCTTCCCCGTGCCCCATCGGTGGCAGAGCAGGCCGAGCTGCCTCCGGTCGTCGACAGCGATGTCGAGCACCTTCCCCACGCCCCATCGGAGGTCGTCTCCCCCAGTCAGGCCGCCTCCTCGGCCACCGGGGGGGCGGGGGGCGATGCTCTGGACATTGATGCTGCGATGCGCCGATTCGCCCTAGTCGAAGGCTCAACGAATGTATGGGACTTGGACAAGGGACGGTCGATGAAGCGGACAGGCTTCGAGGCGCTGGTCGGCAAGCCGGTCGCAAAGGCGTGGATGGAGCGGACCGACAAGAAACTCATCGCATCCGAGCAGGTGCAAGAGCTTGAACAGGCCCGAAAGATGTCCAGCAAGAAGGGCGGGGCGCTGAAGCTTGAGCCGCTCGACCGTTACATCTACATCGACGGCACGAAAGAGGCCTGGGATCGTGAGAAGAAGCGCCGGCTGCCCGAGGGCAGTGTCAAAATGGCCCTGGGTGATGCCTATCAGCTCTGGCTGAACAGCCCGGATCGGCGAGTGGTGGACGTCGACCACATCGTGTTCGACCCGACAATGACCAAGGATCCGGCGATCTACATCAACACCTTTGAGGGCTTGCCGCTTGAACCGATCCGCAATGATGCCGCGTGCGAGAACCTACGCTGGCTGATCTCGTTCCTTTGCAACAATGACGCTGAAGCGCTGGATTGGCTGGTCAAGTGGCTTGCCTATCCGCTGCAGCACATGGGCGCGAAGATGGACACCGCGATCCTGTTCCACTCGACGATGGAAGGCTCGGGCAAAAGCCTGCTGTTTGCAGACATCATGGGCGAACTGTACGGTCGTTACGGTGCGACGGTGGGGCAGACGCAGTTGGAAGGCAACTTCAACGCCTGGCAGAGCGGCAAACTGTGGGCCGTATTTGAAGAGGTTGTCAGCCGCGACCAGCGTTACAACCAGGTAGGCAAGATCAAGCACATGATCACCGGCAAGACGGTGCGCATGGAGTCGAAGTTCATCAACGGCTGGGAAGAGGCCAACCACATGAACTCGGCGTTCCTGAGCAATGAGATCATGCCGTGGCCGATTAGCGAAGATGACCGCCGCATGCTTGTGATGTGGCCCCTAGAGACCCTGCCCGCTGAAAGGCAGAAGGCTATCGCCAGAGAGTTGGCCAACGGCGGGGTTGCAGCTTTGTACGGCTGGCTGCTGGACGTCGACCTTGGGGACTTCAACCAACGTACACGTCCTCCGAAGACTGAGGCCCGTCAGCGGCTGGTGGAGCTGAGCCGAACCGCCTGGCAGACATTCTTCTATCTCTGGCGAGCCGGCGAGCTAGGGCATGGCCTTTGGGGCTGCTGCCTGACGTCGGACGTGTACGCCATGTTCCTCGAGTGGTGCTCCCACAACAAAGAAAATGCCATGAGCCACACGAAGTTCTCGTTGATGCTCAGTGCGAAGGTGGAGAAGACACGAGCTATCCCGTGGACGGATGGTAGCGCGCGGCGTTTCGCGGCGTTCTTCTTCCCCAGCGATGGTGATCCTTCCCTGCCCCCATCCATGAAGTCGGCCGAGCTGGGCAAGAACGTCGTCGAGTGGCGTGCTCGAGCGAAGCTGGCAGGCTGGAGCGTGGACGCCTGGGACCACATCAAGAGGCTTGCAGCATGATTCCGTCGGTAGGTGTGTTGGGTGTGTTGGGTTGGTGTTGGGTTGGTTCTGGCAAGTCAACACAGTTTCAGGCCCCGGAATCCGTGACGTTGCGGGCATGTGTGTTGGGTGTGTTGGGTTTGCGCGCACGCGCGCGTGCGCGATTTTTTTCAATCGTTGAAATCGATGGCGAAAGCAATCTCTATGCGAGCCTTAAAAAACCCAACACACCCAACACACTCAACACAGATATTTCCAATCCATTGAATTCATTAGGTTTGAAGTGTGTTGGGTTTGTGTTGGCTTTGCCAAATACGTGTTGGGTAGTGATTGGGGAGGGCTGGTGATGACGAAGGACAAAGGTTTGCGCCTACAGCAGCAGGTGGATCTCGCATTGCACCGCATCGAAGTGGAGCAGCTCACTGACCAGGGTGAGCGCCTGCGACTAATCGGGGAACTGATGAAGCATTGGGGAGAGCGCCGCGCGCAGCTTGGGTTGGAGGCTAGCCTCGGCAGCCAGATGGGCAGCATCATGGAATGGAAAGGTGCTGCACCGCGCGGTGGCTCGTCCGGTTCGCGAATTCTGGTCGGCGGTGCAGGCCTTGATCACGCCGCCGCAGAGGTTGACGCGGCAGTGGTCCAGCTCGAGCGGCGTGATTCGCGCGGGGCTACGCTGGCCAAGCTGGCCCAACTGCGCTACCTGCATGAGGCAACGGTGCGCGAGCAGATGCGTGAGGTTGGGCTGGCTGAGGACGCCGACCGCACCTACCGGAACTGGGTTAAGGCCCTTCATCTGCAGGTGTTTGCCATCCTGGCTGCCCGCGCTGGCCGCGTCCGCCAACAGACCGTTCGTCGGGTCACTATGCGACTTGCGTGTAACATTGATGCGACATAGCCACCACATGGTGACGAACCGAAAACAGGCCCTTTTCGGTTTTTCCGGTGGCATGTAAAAAGGCGCCACGATATCAAAAGTGCGCTTAGGCGCTTCCCCAACAAGCACTGTGCTGTGCAAGCCGCTCCGAATTGTCGGCGCACCGAGAACCCTGCCAACTGGCGGGGTTTTCTTTTTCCGGCGCCGTGCTTTGCCAATGAGGCTTACATGAACAGCGAGCAACAAACGTTAGCCGAACTGCCGATCTGGATGGTGATCGTGCTGTCTCTGGTCGGTGGTGTTTCGGGAGAGATGTGGCGGGCGGACATGGCGGGCGCTCGCGGTTGGGGGCTGATCCGCAGGCTGGCGTTGCGCTCTGGTGCCTGTGTGACATGCGGTCTTTCGACAAACATGCTGCTGTACGCGCTCGGCGTTTCAGTGTGGGCTGCTGCAGCGGTAGGTTGCTTGGCTGCGATGGCCGGCGCAGATGTTGCTATCAATCTCTATATGCGCTGGGCAGCCAAGCGGCTGGGCGTGAGCGAGATGCCACCGCCCAGTCACCCTGGCGCCGGTTAAGTCAGGCGTTTCTGTTTAGCCGTCAACCTCCTTAATGCTGGCTTCGTGCGTACTCGCGAAGTAGCCGTGACGCTCTACAGCCTCGATAACCTCTTCCCTATTAAGGCCCAACGGGAGACTGCCGACTTCGCTATCGACCTGGTTTGGTCGTTCAAGTCCATTCAGGAAACGAGGTTGGAGATCTTCAAGCTGCTTGATGTTCGTGCCGCGCTTCACAATCAGGAGTCGCTCAAGCGCCTGATCGCGGTAGATATCGAACTGCATTTTCAAGTCCTTTTTGATGGGCGTCGGAACGATGCCTGCCAACCGGACTTGTTACCACGCCTGCTCTAACTTTTACAGCTCACCAATCTGTGGGCTCAACCTACCTACGAGGTGCTTATGACTCAGAAAACTTACACCGTGTTTTTGCCTGATCGTCCTTTGCCCATTTGTATTGAGGCTGACGACTTCGCACCGTTGGGTTGCGAGCTGGTTCTGCGTAAGGGCGACGAAGCGGTGGCGCGTACTTCTGATCGCGGCTTTGTGGTTCGTACCGACTTGGCGCGCGAGTCTTGCGCAGATGCTGAACTCTTGCCGTGGGAGCAGAAGCGTCCAAGCGTGGAGCCAATTGCGCCTGGCGCCGTCGCGGAGATCAAAACCCATCCCTCCCCAGTTTGGCCTTTTCTGGCCGGTGTCGGTGCGGCGTTGGCTGGCCTCTATGGGGTCGGCTGCTGGTTGGTGTGATGAAGTGCCCTGGCCGTTGCTCGTTAGGGGCGGGGACCCTGGGGACTTGGCCGGGGTACGGGGCAGGAAACCCGCGGTTCTTGGTTAGTGGGTGGTTCACCAGCTTAGTGAACTGCGGTGAACTGGTTAACCCCTTGAGTTCATTGGGTGAACTGGACATTTCAGCATGCAGCATCTGACCAAATCGGAGTTCGCCGCCCGACGCGGGTGGTCGAAATCCTATGTTTCCAAACTGGCCAGCCAAGAGCGCTTGGTGCTCTCCGCCGACGGCAAGGTCGACGTCGAAGCCACCGAGGCGCTGCTGGCAGAATCCGCCGACCCAAGCAAGGCTGCCGTCGCTGCCCGGCATGAAGAAAACCGGGTCGAGCGTGATGTGCGCAGCCAACTTCAACCAGGTGGCGATACACCTGCGGTGCAGCCGCTGGTTCAGCAGCCAGGCAAGGGGCTGGACTTCCAGAAGGCGAGGGCGCACCGCGAGTTCTTCCTTGCCCAGCTCGCCGAGGCTGAGTTCAACAAGGTCCAGGGCAACTTGGTCGAGCGCAAGTCTGTAGAGGATGCCGCCTTCGCTGCTGGGCGTACGCTTCGGGACCTGGTGTTCGGCCTTGCTCCGCAGCTCGCTGCTGAACTGGCGGGTATGAGCGATTCTTGGGAAATCGAAAAACGCCTCACTGGCGCGTTCCGCCAAGTCTTCGAAGACGCGGCGAAGATGAGCGGCGCCGATCTTAAACAAGCCATAACACAGAGCTGAGCCTATGCCCCCCGGATACGCGGACGGTGCGAAGGTGTACCGCGAAGCGTATGGCCGTGGGCTGAAGCCTGACCCTCAATTGTGGGTGGACGAATGGTCTGACGAGTACATGCGGATCCCGCGTGATACCGGCGCAGCCGAGCCCGGCAAATACCGCACAGCACGGACGCCTTATGCCCGTGAACCTATGCGCTGCCTCTCACCAGCGCACCCCTGCAAGCGCGTCATTACCATGGTCGCTTCGCAGCTGATGAAAACGCAGATCGCCCTCAACTGGATTGGGGCGCTGATCCATATGGCGCCGTCCAACATACTGACGTTGCTGCCTAGCCTGGCCCTGGCCAAGCGGGTGTCGGCGCGGATCGGGAAGACCATCGCCGCGACCCCAGAGTTGAAAGAGCGTGTGGCGGCCTCCCGATCACGGGATGCCCGCAACACCATGGATACCAAAGAGTTCGAGGGCGGAACGCTGTATGCGACCACTGCTGGCTCGGCCTCCAACCTCGCAGAGTTGGCTGCTCGATACATCTACGGCGATGAGATTGACCGCTGGGACGTGGATGTCGATGAAGAGGGTGACCCTGTCGATCTTGCGGAGACGAGGGGCAGTACCTTTGGGCGCAATGCCAAGTTTTACTTCTCCAGCTCGCCGACCATCAAGGGTGCTTCACGCATCGCCGATCTGTTCGAAACGAGCGACCAGCGATATTACTACGTGCCCTGTCCAACCTGCGGTCACATGCAGGTGCTGGAGTGGGAGCGTCTGCTGTACTCGGCTGATTTCCAGACCGTCCACTACAAGTGCTCTTCGCCCGATTGCGATGTGCTGATCGAAGAGCATCACAAGGGTGAGATGCTCGTCCAGGGGGAATGGCGTTCGCACGCCAAGGGCGATGGGGAAACGGTTGGTTTTCACCTAAACGCTCTGTATGCCCCGCTTGGTTGGACCTCATGGGCTGATCTGGCCAAGCAATTCGAGAAGGCCAAACGCGCCCAAGATCGAGGCGACCTTGAGCCCATGCAGGTGTTCTACAACACCCGCTTGGCCAAGGTCTGGGACAGCGCGGTCGAGCAGACCAAGGCCGAGGTTCTGCAAGCGAGAGCGCTGCAAGAAAACTATGTGCTCGGCACCCTTACCGTTGGCGTGTTGGTTCTGACCTGCTCTGTTGACGTCCAGGCCAATCGCCTGGAGGTGATGGTCATCGGCTGGGGCGTCGGGATGGAACGCTGGGTTGTTGACTTCCGGGTGATACCTGGTGACCCAGCAGACCAACGGACATGGGATTTGCTCGATGAGATGCTGAAGGCTCGATACCGCCATCCTTGTGGTGTTGCCCTGGGCATTCTGGCCACGGGCATTGACTCCGGTGGTCATCACACTCATGAGGTGTATCAGTTCTGCCGTGTGCGCCGCTGGCGCAACGTCTTCGCCCTCAAAGGGGCGAGCAAACCGGGTAAGCCGGTAATCGCCCAGCGGCCCTCGCTGGTGGATGTCACCTGGAAGGGGCAGACCGAACGCAACGGCGCCGAGCTGTGGATGATTGGTACCGACACCGCCAAGGACTGGATCTACAACCGCTACGGCTTCGAGTCGGGTCCCGGCGCGGTGCACTTCGCAAAGGACCTTCCCGACGAGTTCTTCCAGCAGTGTGTGGCGGAACGAAAGATCGCTCGCTATGTGAAGGGGTACAAGCGAATCGAGTGGGTCAAGGGCAAGGCCGACCGCAACGAAGCGCTGGACCTCCAGGTGTACAACTTGGCCATGGCCTATTACCTCGGGCTGCATCGCTATGGCGAGCAGGACTGGGACAAGCTGCGCCAGGCGCTGGCCCAGGCAAGTCTGTTTGATGAGCCTACACCTGCGAAGCCACCGGTCATTGAGCACCCACACGATGACGACGATGAGCCCGACGACGCTCCAGTTTCAGCGACACCGCCAACAGCTCCGCCGGCTCCACGCGCCATTCCACCGCCGCCTCGCCCGGCACCTCAACCAATGCAACGCCGCAGCTCCAGCAGCGGCTATCTGAAGAGACGCTGACATGGCATATACCCAGGCACACCTCGAGGCCGTCGAGCGTGCGATTGCGCGTGGCGAACGGGTAGTTCGTTACAGCGACCGCACCGTGGAGTATCGGACGGTAGACGAGCTGATCAAGGCCCGCGACCTGATCCGCACCGAACTGTCCCAGTCGGCTGGCCCGCGCTCTCGCGTGGTTCGGCTTTACCATGGGGGGAAGGGGTTGTGAGCGGCCGCTACATCTCCACGCGTTCGGGGCTACTGGTGCCCGAGCGGATTAAGGCCAGCTATGAGGGGGCAGCCGAAGGTCGGCGCTCCTCTGGCTGGGACGCCCCGGATACTGGCCCCAACAGCCTGATTATGCCGGCCCTTCGCAATCTGCGGTCACGTTCGCGGGCTGCGGTACGCAATGACCCGTATGCGGCCAACGTCATTGATAAACGGGTCAGCAACCTGATTGGCACTGGCATCACGCCGCAGCCACGGTTGCTCGACAAGGCCCTGCGCAAAGCCATGCAGGAGCTGTGGGAGGATTGGGTGGACGAGTCGGACGCCGACGAGCGCACCGACTTCTACGGGCAGCAAGCGCTGGTGGCGCGCACCGTTGAGCAGTCTGGCGAATGTTTCGTGCGCTTGCGGCCACGCCGGCTGGAGGATGGCCTCGCGGTGCCGCTGCAGATTCAATGTCTCGCGCCGGAGTTTGTGCCACACGACAAGTTCGAGGTGACGCGCACCGGCAACACCATCCGTGCCGGTATCGAGTTCAATGGTATTGGCCGCAGGGTGGCTTACTGGTGCTACCGCAACCACCCCAGCGACAAGGCTTCGCTCAACGCCGGTTACAACCCGCTTGTGCGTGTCCCGGCCGATCAGATGCTGCACATCTTCGAGCCGTTGGAGCCTGGCCAATTGCGGGGTGTCCCCCGGCTGGCGCCGATCCTCAAGCGCCTGCGCAGCCTGGACAACTACGACGACGCGGTGCTCTTCCGGCAGGAGGTGGCCAACTTGTTCGCCGGTTTTGTTCGCAAACCGGCGCCGGATGGGCTGGGGGGCCCGCCAATGGACATGATCACCGGCGGAGCGGTTGTTCATGACCGTGATGTCTTTACTCCAATGGTGGCACTGGAGCCCGGCACGATGCAGGAGCTGGGGCCGGGCGAGCAGGTCGAGTTCTCCGACCCGCCCGACGGCGGCAACAACTACCCCGACTTTATGCGGCAGCAACTGATGGCTGCCTCCGCCGGCGCGGGTCTGCCTTACGAGCTGATGACCGGCGATATGCGCGGCGTTAACGACCGTGTCATCCGGGTGGTGCTGAACGAGTTTCGCCGCCGGCTGGAGCAGCTGCAGTTCTCGGTCTACGTCCACCAGCTGTGTCGCCCGGTGCGAGCGGCCTGGATGGACATGGCGGTGCTGGCCGGGGCACTGGACCTGGTGGACTACACCCTGAACCGCCGCCAGTACCTGCGGACACGGTGGGTGCCACAGGGCTGGGCCTACATCCAGCCAGTTCAGGACGTGCAGGCGCGCATGCTCGAAGTTGCGGCAGGGTTCACCTCGCGCAGCGAGATGTGCCTTCGCTCGGGTACCGACGCTGAGATCGTGGACGAGGAGAACGCTGGCGACATCGCTCGGGCGCATGGCCTGGGCCTCAAATACAACGGCTTGTCGGCAATCGATGACGAGTCTGATGATTCCGACGAGAAGGGGAAAACATGAAACCGTTGATGCCGTTTCGCATCTTCAACAAGGCCAAGGCCCTCCCGCAAGTCGAGGATGGGCATTGGTATTCAATCGCCGCTGCGACTGAGGGTGATGCCGACTCGAAGGTCATCGAGGTCTATGTCTACGGTGAGATTGGTGCTTGGGGCATTACTGCCAATCAGTTCATCCAGGACCTCAAGGCGATTGACGATGGCACCTCGCCGATTGTGGTGGCCTTCAACACCAACGGCGGAGACCTATTCGAGGGCCTTGCCATTCACAACGCGCTGAGCCGCTTGGGTGAACGTTGCACCGGCCGAGTCGATGCCTTGGCTGCTAGTGCAGGCAGCGTGGCTGTCTGCGGCGCTCACCGCGTGGTCATGGCATCGAATGCCATGCTGATGATCCACAACCCTTACACCTGGGTTAGCGGTGATGCCGAGGATCTTCGTCGGGTGGCTGACGTGCTCGATCAGGCCTTCGAGGCAATGATCGCAGCCTACAAGGCCAAGGCTCCGAACATTGATGACGTGGAGCTGCGACGTTTGGTCAATGACGAAAGCTGGCTCACGGCCTCGGAGGCCGTGGCGCTGGGGCTGGCGGATGAGGTCGGTAATGGGGTCAAGGTTCAGGCTTGCCTTGGGCATGGCGCGGCGATGGCGCGTTACCGCAACACCCCGCAAGCGCTGTTGGATCAGCTCAAGGCCGGTAAGGATGGGGTGACCGAGCCGGCTGATCCCGCACCCGAAAGCGAGCCTGCGCCCCCGGCGCCGAACGCAAGCGACTCAGCAGCCTTGGCCTTGATGATCACCCAGGCCTGCAGCAAGGCCGGGATCAGCAACCTGGTCGAGCCGCTGATTGCATCGACCAAGCTCGCGGACGAAGCCACCGTGCAGGCAGCACTGACCCGCGCCAAATCGGTACGGGATCTCTGCGTTGCAGCCCGTTTGCCCGAGATGACCGCTGAGTTCGTCCAGGCCGGCTTGGACGCAACGGCCGTACGTGCGCGGTTGTTCGACAAATTAGTCGGTGGCGGCAAGGGGTTCGAGATCGACAACAGCCTGCCGCCAGCTGATGACCTGCCTGAGAAGGTCCAGGCGAAAGCACCCAACCCCAGCAGCATCTGGGCTGCCCGTCGGCAGGCCACACAATCCCGTCCCGGCCAAGGAGCCTGAACATGAGAAAAACCTATGTAGAGCCGGTCCATGCCGGTGAATTCCTGCTGTCCGAGGGCGCAGGCAAGATCTCCCGCGAAGTGATCGAATTGGCCCCTGGCGATGCCCTGGTGGCTGGCCAGGTGCTCGGGCAGCTCACTGCGAGCGGGCAGTTCACCCCGTACAGCCCTGAAGCCGAGGACGGCAGCGAAACGGCCAAGTGCATCCTGTTTGCTTCTGTCGCGTCCTCGGATGTGGTGCGCCGTGGGCGTGCTGTCGTACGCCTAGCGGAAGTGAGCGAAGCATTGCTGACCGGCCTCGATCCTGACGGGGAGAAGGCCCTGGCGGCCCAGTTCATCATCGTTCGCTAATAGCGACCCCCTTTCACCCCAACCCCGCCTTGTGCGGGGTTTCGCATTTTTGGAGTGGCTCATGGCCGACATCGATATTTTTGAAGACAACGCATTCACCGTCCCAGCGCTCACCGCTGCCATCAACGAGCAACCATTCGTACCAGGGCGCTTGGCCGAGCTGGGGCTGTTCGAGGAGGAGGGCGTCACCACGGTGACTGTCCAGGTGGAAAAAGACGGCGAGACCTTGGCGTTGGTGCCATCCGGTGAACGTGGCACCTCGGGGCTGGTGGTCAACGGCAGCAAGCGGATCCTGCTGCCCTTCAACACCGTGCATCTCCCCGAGCGCTTCGCCATCAAGGCAGATGAGATCCAGGGCATTCGTGCGTTCGGTGAGCAAACCGAGCTGCAGGCCGTGCAGGACGTCGTAAACAAGCGTTTGGCGAAGGCCCGTCGCCAGCTGGACGCAACGCATGAGTTTCATCGGATGGGCGCTCTGAACGGCGTCGTTCTGGATGCGGATGGCCGTACGGAGTTGCTCAATATCTATGATCGTTTCGGACTCCAGCCAATCGAGATCGAGATGGAGCTGGGTACCGCAGGTACCGATGTTCGGGTGAAGTGTGTCGATGCACTCGATGCGCAGGAAGAGGCGCTGGGGGCGACTACCAGCAACGGTGCCCGAGCGTTCTGCGGCAAGAACTTCTGGCGGGCGCTGATCTCGCATCAGAGCGTTAAGAAGACCTACGAAGGTACACAATACGCCGCTGCGCTGCGTGCCGATGGTCGCGAAGCATTTGAGTTCGGCGGCATCACCTGGGAACGCTATCGCGGCAAAGTGAGCGGCATTTCCTTCGTGCCGGATGACGAGGCCCGCCTGGTGCCGGAGGGTGTTCCCGGCCTGTGCATTACCCGTTTCGCGCCGGCCGACTACATGGATACGGTCAATACCGAGGGGCTGCCGTACTACAGCCAACTGGAAATGATGCCTTTCAAGAAGGGTGTAGACGGTGAGGCACAGTCGAACCCGCTGCACCTGGTTACTCGCCCTCGCGCAATCATCCGCCTGAAGCGTTGACGATGGCTTTTCGCGATCTGATCGATGACGTGGACGAGGTGGTCTTCGACGTCCTAGCGGATCCGGTGGAAATCGATGGCCGCCCCGTTCTCGGGATGTTCTCGGCGCCCTGGCTGCAGCCCAAGCTCGGCCAGATCAGAACCGCGCTGCGTGAGCCGCACCTGGTCATCCGGGTTGGTGATAACGCGGGAGTCGAGGTGAAGCAACGGGTCGTGATCGATCTACCGCCAGAGGACGGTGGCGGCATCTACACCATCGCCGGCAGCGAGCCTGGAGGCGATGGCCTTGTAACGCTGATCTTGAGGAAGGCGGTATGAGTGTTGGTAGCTATCACAAGCAGTCGGCCAGCAGTGGGTTGATCTCGCTGCAGCTCGATGCGCAGGCGCTCAAGGGCTTTCAGGATTTCACCAGACTGGTCCCCAAAGCGGCCCACGCCGCGCAACGACGGGCAATCAATAAGACGTTGCGCTGGCTTCGAACCCACATCGCCCGGGAGGTAGGCCGACAGGAGCGGATCGCTATCGCGGCGGTGAGGCAGCGGCTGAGGGCGTTCCCGGTGTCCGGCAGCGGTCAGGGCAAGCTCTGGTTCGGTATCAATCCCATCGAAGCCAGTCGAGCGGGCCGCCCCCGTCAGGGCCGGACAGGCGTTTCGGTAGCGGGCCGCAAGTACCAGGGTGCGTTCTTCAAGACGGTGTACGGCGGCAATCCGGATATCTGGATTCGTACCGCAAGCAAGCACTTCGACGCGGACAGCTACCCGGATAGCGAGGTGTCAGGGGCAGGCGGTCGCCGTTCTGGTTGGATCTCTGAGAACGGCAGCCGCTTCCCGTTGGCGAAGGCGAAGATTTCCCTGGAGGACGTCCGGCCTCACTTCGAGGCTTGGACCAATCGCGCTCACGGGCGTCTGGTGGTCGTCATGGAACAAGAGTTGAACTTTGAACTGCAAAAGTACCTTCGGAGATCAGGCAATGGATGAGGACGCCATCCCTTTAAGCCAAGTGTATGCGGCAATTGAACAGCACATCAGGGAGGCCATCCCAGGCTTGCACTACGTTGGGACCATGCCGAGCGGCATCGAGGTCGTCCCACCGCCCGCGGTGGTGCTCGAACTGGCGGGATTCGAAAGTGCCGAAGACGACCCAGGGACAGGGCAGACGGCGGTTGATGCACGCTTTGAAGCGCGTGTTCTTGTTCCAGGTGAGGAGGACAACTGTCTTCACGTCGCTGCATTTGTGGCGGCTCAGTTGGCTGTCCTGCTGCGCATGCAGTCTTGGGGCTTGCGCGTCAGGTTCGCTGAGTTTGTACGGGCCGAGCGCGATTGGAGCAGGCCGGAGCTGGACGGCTTTGCGGTTTGGGTGGTCGAGTGGACTCAGATCATTTACCTGGGCGAGGAGGAGTGGCCTTGGCCCCGAGAGCCCGGCCCGGTGCTGTTCGCCTTCGACCCGGACAGCGGGGAGGGGAAGGAGCAGCACTACCAGCATCCGGAGACCATGGAATGAGCTACGCGACTGCGCAGCATGACCGGATGCTGTCCGACCAGGTGATCAAGGGGTACGTCGTCGCTGTAGACCTGGTGGCGGGCAAGCTACGCATGTCGGACGGTACCGACTGGGTCAGTGCCTGGGTGAAGTGGCATGCACTGGCCGCCGGCAAGGCCCGGCATTGGCGGTCGCCCAGCCTGGGCGAGCAGGGCGCGCTGATCAGCCCGAGCGGTGACCCTGCCCAAGGCACGTTTGTACCGGGGTTGTACGGCAATGCCGGCCCCCAGCCGGACAACCGCGACCATGTCGAGGTGTGGCGCTTTGATGATGGAGGCTCGCTGCTCTACGACTGGGATGCCAACACCTACACCATCAAATTGCCCACGGGCACGGTCACCATCGAGGTCGGTGGCAGCAAGGCGGTCATCACCGATGACACGATCAGCGCCAAGACCACGACGATGACGGCCGAGGCGCAGGCCGCCACGATCAAGGCGCCGTCGATCACCTTGGAAGGTGAGGTGCTGATCAAGGGCGCGTTACACGTAACGGGCGATATCAACGGCGGAGGCAAGATCATCGACACCTCCGGCAACACCGCAAATCACAAGCACTGACAGCCCGCACATGCGGGCTTTGTCTTATCTGGAGAACGCCTTATGGCTGACAAGAAATCTGTTTCAACCGATGAAGCGGCTGCCTCGCAGGCAACCGACGCGACCGTTGTGGCTGCTCCGGCTGCAACCAAGGCATCGGCACAAGTCACTTTCGCCGACACCGTCTACACCTCGCGCTCGCTGTATCTGGCCAAGGGCGAGGACCTGCGCGAATTCAAGGTGGTGGCCAAGCATGTCAGCGTACCGGCCGATGACGCCGAGGCGGTGGCGTTCCTGGCTAACCACCCTGAGCTGCAGCGCCTGGACGGCTGACCATGATCGGCCTGGATCGCCGCACCGGCGAAGCTATCTCAGGCCTCGATCACCTGCGCCAATCCATTGAGGACATTCTGACCACGCCACTCGGCAGCCGTCGCATGCGGCCGGATTACGGCAGCAAGCTGCGGCGTTACGTCGACATGCCGGTCAATGAGGGATGGAAAAGCGCAGTACAGGCCGAGGTGGCCCGCGCCCTGGGCCGCTGGGAGCCGCGCTTGAAGTTGGAGCGGGTGGTGGTCACCTCGGTGCTTGACGGGCAAATCGGCATGACGCTGACCGGCGAGTACCTGGGTAGCACCGCCGTCATGGAGGTAACCGCATGATCGATCTTTCCCTGTTGCCCCCACCCGATGTGGTGGAAAGCGTGGATTTCGAGGAGCTGTATCAGGAAACACTGGGCATCTTCCGCGAGTTCATGGGGGACCAATGGACAGCGGTGCTGGAGTCCGACCCGGTGGTCAAGCTGATGGAAGTCATGGCCTACCGGGAAATGCTCACGCGCGCTCGGGTCAACGCGGCGGCCAAGGCGAGCTTGCTGGCCTTTGCCAAGGGTAACGACCTGGTGAACCGTGCCGCTGACTATGGCGTGGAGAAGTTGGTCATTCGCCCTGGCGACCCGGATGCGGTGCCGCCGGTTGAGGCGGTGATGGAGAGCGACGAGGCGTTGCGCTACCGCACGCGGCTGTCGCTTGAGGCGTTGTCGGTGGCTGGCAGCAGCGGGGCCTATGAGTATCACGGGCTGAGCGCATCGGCCGAGCTGACGAATGTGTCGGTCGATTCACCCCGGTTTATCGGTGCGGAATTGACGCCCGCCGTGCGTGCCCAGCTTCCCCCCGGGGCCATTGTCGTGGTCTGCGACTACGACGCTGGCCTGGCCAACCCGCTGCCCGGCGACGTGTCGTTGGCCATCCTGCCCAGCCTCACCAGCACCACGCCGGTGGCCCAGCTGGTGGCCAAGGTTAAGGCGGCCTTGTCGGCCGAGGAAGTGCGGCCGATCACCGACCGGCCCCGCGTGGCTGCCGGTGTCCCGAGTGAGTTCAAGGTGGAGGCCGAGCTGCAGATCGAGGAAGGGCCAGACCCGGACGTGGTAAAGGCGACGGCGCGGGCTGGCCTGGATGCGGCCATTGCAGAAGCCCGCCGCCTGCAGGGGCAGTTGCCCCTGTCGGCCATCTACGCCGCGTTACACGTAACGGGGATTCGTAGCGTGACCTTGAAGCAGCCAGCGGCCGGGGTGGTGTGTGACAAGCGGCATTATCCCAGCTGCACCTCGATCACGCTAACGTCGAAGGTGGTGGCATGAGCTTGTTACCGAACAACGTCACTCAGCTGGAGCGCGCCCTGGAGGCGGCCGCCGACCTTGGTCTTGACCCGGACATTATCCGGGGCGTGGCCGACTCGGCGCGCTGCCCGCCGAACTTCCTGCCCTGGCTCGCCTGGGCGTGGAAGGTCGAGGGTTGGGAGGCGGCGTACACCGACGACCAGCGCCGCGCGCTGATCCGCGAGGCCATTCCGGTTCACAAGACCAAGGGCACGGTCGGCGCAATCCGGCGGGTGCTCAAGGCAGTGCGGGTCAACGCGGATTACAAGGAATGGCGCGAGATTCCCAACGCGGCGCCGTACACGTTCCAGGTCACAGCTTGGGCCAACGAGAACCGGCCGGGTGAAGGCTCGATCATTTCGCCGCAGCTGGAGGAGCGCTTGCGCGCCCTGGTCGATGCGACGAAGAACGAGCGAAGCCACTACACCTTCCGGCTCGGTGCGCGATTCGATGGCGGCTTGACCATGGCCAACGCCAGTCAAGCCTGGCTGCTGCATCGGCGTAGCGTCGAGGCGCAGGCGGTGCCGCTCGATCCGTCGGCGCAGACCCTGCAGTTTGCCAATGCTGCACAGGGACGGTCACTGCACCGCTCGACTTTGGAGGCCGAGCCGATCCCTGTCCCGCTGTCAGCTCAAGCCCTGCAGTGGGCAAGCGCAACCCAAGCGCGCGCGGTGTCTCGGGGCTATGTCGAGGCGCTGGGCGTTCCGATCCATGTTGAGGCAAATGTGCAGGTCGCCAATGCGGCCCGCGCCCGTATCGTCGTGCGCGGCACGATGGAGGCTGTTTTATGAGTACCCCGTTGCAACCTGTGATCACCAAAGCCGGCCTGGCGGGGATCTGGAGTTTGAGCAACACCGGCCTGGCGGCTGAGATTACCCATGTCGTGCTTGGCACTGCCGGCTACACGCCAAGCAACGAACAAACGAGCCTGCGCGCTCAGGTGGGCAAATACCCGATTTCCGGGGGAGAGCGGCTAAGTGACACGCTGATCCACTTGACGGCGCTGGCGGACGGCAATGCAGCCTTTTGGGTCCGCGAAATCGGCTTTTTGCTGGCGGACGGCACGCTGTTGGCGGTGTGGTCGCACGCCACCGAGATTCTGACCTACAAGGCCGCTGGCACCGACTTACTGCTGGCCTATGACCTGTCCTTGTCGGCGTTACCCGCAGACAGCGTCACCATCACCAGCAGTGCTGCAGGGCTCAATCTGACCTTGGCTGCGCCACTGGCAGCCATCGCCAGCGCCTTGCTTGGTGAGCAGTTGCGCAACCTGCAGCAGCAGGACCAAGTCGATGCGCTGACCCGTCAGCAGCAGATTACAGGCATCCAAATGAATCGAACGATCGAGCAGCTGACCGAGCGCTTGGTATCGGTCGAGAGCCGCCAGGCTAATGACCACGATGGATTGCTGAGCATGGGTATCAGCACCGCTGAGGCGGTAATCGGCGAGCAGAAGCGCGGCATGGAGCGACAGGACCAGATCACTGACCTGTCCCGCCGGCAGACCTCCACAGGTGAGCAGGTGGCTCGCATCAGCGAGCGGCTGACTGCGGCCGAGCAGAAACAAACAACCGACCACGAAGGCGTGCGCAGCATGGGCATCAGCGCAGCCGAAGCGGTCATTTCCACTCAAACCCAACTGACAAAAATCACCCACGGAGCATAAGACCTTATGAGTCTCGAAACTGAAATTGCCGGCCTCACCAGCAAAGCCACCGCCCTGATCGATTACTTCGGCAGTCGCAAAGCCTCCATTGAGGCTGCCGTTGCTGCCGCTGTAGCTGCGGCGCCGGCTATCTCGCGCACCTTCTATGTCAGCCAGTTGACCGGTGACGATAACGCGCTGGGCACGGTCGACGCGCCGATGAAAACCCTCACCCGAGCGATTTCCGCAACGCCCAAGGGCGGTACCTGTGAAATCCTGCTGCGTGGTGATTACACGCTGGAATCCACCGTTATTGTCAACAACCGTCGGGTGGTCTTGCGCAGCGAGACTGGCCTGGTGACGGGTAGCAAGTTGATCCTGAAAGAGTACCTCTCCGGGGAAACCCGTGCGCTGGGCTCTTTCCAGGCCAAAGGCGATGTGTCGTTCGAGCTGACGGACATGACCTTGTCCCTGCCGGATTCCTCCGCTGCTAGCGGGGCCTTGAACATCTACTACGCGTTCATCTACGCCGGCGGCAACTCGATGCCGGTATTCCTGCCGGTGAAGCTCTACAACTTTGCATTCGAGCTGCGCGGGACGTTCGCAGGCAAGTTCATCGGCGCCGGCATTCCATGCCTGTCCCTGTCCGCCGTCAACACCACGATCCCTGCCGCCCTGGAAGGGTCGATGGTCACGGGCGTAGCAGCGGGCAAGGATCCAAGCACCCTGCCAAACGTCATCACCAACATCGCCAAGCTCTGAGGTCACCATGCGTAAAGAATCCCTGAACATCACTTTCGACGGCAACAACTACGCAGGCTTCGAGTATGAGCGCCTGCCTTTGGGCGCGGCGCGTCTGTATGCAGCCCAGCAGATCGACGAGGCCGCCGATAACGCGCGTGTCGGCGTGGTGGGAAACTCCCTGCGCGTTGTCGAGTACCAGCTGGCTGAGCAGGAGGCCAAGGCCTTCCAGGCGGCTGGCTTCGAGGGCGCTGTGCCCGCCACGGTGCAAGCCTGGGTCGACGCGGCAGACCTGTCGCCGCAAGCCGCTGCTGAGAGCATCCTGGCCGAGGCTGCTGCCTGGAAAGGCGCGCTGTACGCGATCCGCGCGGCCCGTCTCAAGGGCAAGCAGCAGGCGCTTAAGGCGGCAACTCACGACGAGGCCGAGGCTATTGCCGACGTGGCGATTGAGGCAATCAATGCCAGCGTGGTCGGTGTCGGCAACGCCTGACCCGCAACCCGCCTTCCTTGAGCGCCCCGATTATCGGGGCGTTTTCGTTTCTGCAGGGCCGCCACGCGCGGCCCTTGTGCTATCTGGAGCCCTTGCATGGCTGGATTCTTTCACGGCGTTACCGTAACGAACGTCGACGCCGGCGCGCGTAGCATCGCGCTGCCTTCGTCCTCGATCATTGGCTTGGTCGACACTTTCACCGAGGGCGCGGGCGCCACGGCTAAGTACAACGACCTGTACCTGATCACCAACGACCGCGAGGCGGTCGCGGCCTGGGGCCCCACAGCAGCGATCACCAAGGCTTGCCAGGCCATCTTTACTCGCGCCAAGGCGGTTATCGTTGCCTGTGGCGTCGCCAAAGGTACCGATGCAGCTGCATTGACCTCGGCCGTCATCGGCGGCGTGCTGGCCAACGGTAAGCGTACCGGCCTGCAGGCGCTGCTCGACGGCAAGAGCCGTTTCAACGCCCAGCCGCGGCTGATCATCGCGCCCAAGCACAGCGCGACCCAGGCGGTGGCCACCGCAATGGATGCGCTGGCCGGCAAGCTGCGCGCGTTGGCCATCATCGACGGCCCTGGCACCACCGACGAGGCCGCCATGGCCTACGCCAAAAACTTCGGTTCCAAGCGCGTGTTCATGGTCGACCCTGGGGTGCAGCAGTGGGACACCACCGCCAACGCCACCGTCGATGGGCCCGGCTCGGCCTGGACCGCTGGCCTGTTTGCCTGGACTGATGCCGAATACGGCTTCTGGGCCTCGCCGTCCAACAAGGAATTCGTCGGCATCACCGGCACCACCCGCTCGGTCGAGTTCTTGGACGGCGACGACACCTGCCGGGCCAACCTGCTGAACAACGCCAATATCGCGACCATCATTCGCGACGACGGCTATCGCCTGTGGGGTAACCGCACCCTGTCCAGTGATGCCAAGTGGGCGTTCGTCACCCGCGTGCGGACCATGGATATCGTCATGGACGCGATCCTTTACGGGCACAAGTGGGCGGTTGACCGCTCGATCACCGCGACCTACGTCAAGGACGTGACCGACGGCCTGCAAGCGTTCATGCGCGACCTCAAGAACCAAGGCGCGATCATCAACTTCGAGGTCTACGCCGACCCGGTGCTCAACACGGCCAGCCAGCTGGAGCAGGGCAAGGTGTACTGGAACATCCGTTTCACCGACGTGCCGCCGGCCGAAAACCCCAACTTCCGCGTCGAGGTCACCAACCAGTGGCTGACCGAAGTGCTCAACGCTGCCGCCTAAGGAGGCCCCGACATGGCATTGATTCCCCAAATTCTCGCCAACACCAACCTGTTTGTGGATGGCAAAAGCTTCCAAGGCGATGTACCCAGCCTGACCCTGCCCAAGCTCGCCCTCAAGATGGAGGAGTACCGCCCAGGCGGCATGGATATGCCGATTGAGATGGACGTGGGCATGGACAAGATGGAAGCCAACTTCACCACCACCGGCGTGCGCAAGGACTCGCTCAAGTTCTTTGGCCTGGCCGACGGAAACGCCTTCAACGGCGTTTTCCGGGGCTCGTTCAAGATCCAGAAAGGCGAAACCCTCGCGGTCGTGGTCACCCTGCGCGGCACCCTGAAAGAGCTGGACATGGGCGACTGGAAGGCCGGCGACAAGGCCGAACTCAAGCACGGCATTGCTGTGACCTATTACAAGCTCGAAGTCGGCGGCGAGGTCATTTACGAGATTGACCCGGTCGGCATGAAGCGTGTCATCAACGGCACTGACCAGCTGGGCAGCCAGCGCGCCGACCTCGGCCTGTAACCCCCATTCCCCTCGCAACCCTTTTCGATTCAAGGACACCCTTTCATGAGCAAGCCAGCCCCTAAGTTCCTGACCCTGACCGCTGAAAGCGTCACTGTTCGCCTGTCCAAGCCCACCACCCTCAATGGCATTGATCAGGCCACCATCACCCTGCGCGCGCCGACCGTAAAGGATATTCGCAGCGCGGGGCAGACCTCGGACGGCGACGATGCGCAGCGCGAAATTAACCTGTTCGCGTCCCTGGCGGAGGTCGGCGTCAAGGATCTGGAAGGCCTCACCTACAAGGACTACAACCGCGTCGCCACCGGTTACAACTTTCTGGTGCAAGACGACGAACTGTAATCCTCAGTCGCTCAAGCACGCCGCCAAGCGTCTCGCGGCCGAGCTGCATTTCTCGGCCGCTGAAATCATGACCATGTCGTATGCCGACATGGTTTGGTGGCTTACCGATTGAGCTTGCACAGGGGGTAACCGATGGCAAGCAAGGTAGCGTTATCGCTGGTGATCGGCGGCGCCGTCGCGTCGTCACTCGGTGCCGCGTTCAAGACCGCCGAAAACGGCATCCAGAAGCTGGAAGCCAAGGGCAACAAGGCCAAGGTGCTGAAAAGCACCATTGGCGAAACCATCAAGCTGCGCGAGGAGTGGAAGCGGGCGCACGACAGTGGCGCGGCCGGCGCCGACAAATTGCTGCGCAAGCTGGACAGCAACCTGGACTCCCTGCGCAAGCAGGGGGTGGAGGTCGGCAAGCTCGGCCGCGAGTACCAACGCCTGGGGCGCGAAGCGCGGGCCGCCGATCTGCAGCTCAAGGGTCACCAGCAGCTGCAGGCGGGCAAGGAATCGCTCAAGTCGAATATCGGCAGGGCGGTGGTGGCCACGGGCGCCGCCGCTGTGCCGACGATGATCAGCGCGAACTATCAAGCGGTCATCCGTGACATTGCGATCAAGGCCGATATCGCCAACAAGCCCGAGGAGCAGCAGCTTAGCCGGACGGTGATCGACACGGCCAAAGACACCGGCATGTCACGCAATGACGTGGCCGACCTGGTCAACCAGCTGGTCGGTGCAGGCATGGAGCTGGACAAGGCGCTGTCGTATGCACCGGTCGCGGCCAAGTTCGCGGTGGGCCAAGGCGCCTCGGGCGTTGACACCGCGTCGATGATCCAGGCACTGGAGCAAAACGCCAAGATCAGCGATCCCAAGGTCATGCAGCAGGCCCTGGAGGCCATCGCCTACCAAGGCCAGGCGGGCAGCTTCGAGGCCAGCGACATGGCCAAGTGGTTCCCGCAACTGCTGGCCGGCATGGAGAAGAACGGCGTCACTGGGCTGGATGCGGTGACCTCGCTGGGCTCCATGCTGCAGGTCCAGATGAAGACCGCCGGCAGTTCCGACGAAGCGGCGAACAACTTCAAGAACTGGATGGAGAAGATCGGCGCCGGCGATATCAAGAAGGCTTACAGCGATGTGGGCATTGATTATCAGGCGTCGCTGAATACCGGCCTGCAGAAGGGCATGAACGTCATTGAGGCGTCCATGGCCCTGGCCATGCGTTATGTCGAGAAGACCGACCCGGCCAAGGCCAAGCAGATCAAGGACGCCCAAGCCAAGATCGACAAGGAGGTCGACCCGGAGAAGGCCAAGGCGGCGCTGGAAGCCCTGGAGAAGACCCTGCGCACCGGCGATATCTTCGCCGACATGCAGGTCAAGGCTGCGCTCACCGCCTACGGGCAGAACCGGGGGCTGTACGAAGAACTCAAGGCCGATTCCAAGAAGGCCTCGGGCATCCTCGACAAGAACCTGGCTGAGCGCCGCGAGACTTCGGCGCAGCAGTGGGCCGAGCTGGGCCAGGCAGTGGACGACTCAATGCGCAGCATTGGCGATGCCATCCGCCCGGCCACCGATCTGGCGGCGCAGGGGCTGACCAAGGTCGCCCGTGGCATCACCTCGCTGTCGGATCAGTTCCCGTCGATAGCCATGGGGATTGGCGGCATCACGGCGGCGGTCCTGGCGTTTATGAGTGCGCGCAGCGCCCTGCGGATCGGCCGGGGGGTGTTCAACATCGCACGCGGCCGGGGCTTGGAAGGCATGGCGGGGCGCGTGGGGCGCGTGGGGCGTGCTGAGCGGGCGCCTATCGACCTGCCAAAGACCGGTAACAAGGTGGTCGACACCGGCCTGGGCCTGCTGGGCAAGGTGTTTTCGGCGGGCTCGAAAGCGCCTGGCCAAGCCGATGACCCCGGCGCCGCTGCCAACGACACCCAGCGCGTTTTCGTTGTCAACGCCGATGCTATCGGCGGGATTGGCAGTAGCGTTGCAAATAGCGGCCCTGCAGGGCCTGCTAGGGGTAGTCGCAGAAGTCGTCGCCGGGAGCGTCGGCGCGCGGCGCGGCAGGGCACTGCGGTACGTGCTGCACCTGCCGTCGAGGCCCCAAAGCCGCCCAAGGCAGCCGTGGCCAAGGTTCGGCCGCTGCCTGCAGCGTTGTCGGCCCTGACCGCCACCGATGACCTGGGCAAGGTGGCGCGCTCGGTGCGGGGTGTCTCGCGTCTGGCCAAGAATCTGCCAGGAGGCAACATCATCGATGCCGGTGCGGCTGCGATCGATGTCGCGCTGAACGCTGAGACCAAGGACGAAAAGGCCGAGGGTTATGGCGGCGCCGCCGGTAGCCTGGCGGGCACCCTTGCCGGAGCTGCAGCCGGGGCGGCCATTGGCTCAGTGGTGCCGGTGATCGGTACCGCCGTGGGCGGTGCAGTCGGCGCCGTCCTGGGCGGTATGGGGGGCGAGTCCTTTGGTGGCTGGCTGGGCAAGCGCTGGTTTGGTGATGAGCCGGCCGATGGCCAAGCCGAGCCGGAATCGCCGCCGGCACTGGGTGAAGCGTTACGCGTAACGACGATGCCGGCCAAGGAAGTCGAGCCTGAGGCCGTTACGGCGCCGACCAAGGCTGATCCAGCGCCTGCAGTGGGCGATACGGTGCGCAATACGACCAAGCCCGCACCGGCGCCGGTGGAGCCGCTGGTGTCGGACGGTCCGCGCGACCAAGCGTCGACAGATCCATTCCAGGTGCCGGCACTGACGGCCGGCAAAGTGCGGTTCCCTGGTGCTGATCTGCTGCCGCCGAAGGCTGAGCCCGAATCACCTGCAGCGCCCGAGGCTCAACCCGAACCGCCTGCGCCGAAGTTGGGCGATACGGTGCGGGGGACCACCACGCCGCCCCCGGTGCTGGATAGTCCGAGCGATCAGGGATCGAAAGATCCGTTCATGGTGCCTGCACTGACGGCCGGTAAAGTGCGGTTCCCGGGTGCTGATCTGTTGCGGCCGAAGGCTGAGCCCGAATCGCCTACAGCGCCCGAGGCGAAACCCGAACCGGCTCCGCCGAAGTTGGGCGACACGGTACGGGAGGCGATCACGCCGCCCCCGGTATTGGATAGCCCGAGCGATCAGGGGGCTAAAGATCCGTTCATGGTGCCTGCACTGATGGCCGGAAAAGTGCGATTCCCTGGTGCTGATCTGGTGCGGCCGCAGGCTAAGCCCGAACCGAAACCCGAGCCCCCGGCGCCCAAGCTGGGGGCGGCAGTGCGGGAGGTGGCCACCCCGGCACCGGTGGAGCCGGTGGTGTCGGATGGTGCGCGCGCCCAGGCGTCGAAAGACCCGTTCCTGGTGCCTGCACTGACAGCCGGTAAAGTTCGGTTCCCTGGTGCCGACCTGGTGCGGCCGCAAACGCAAGCCCCGCCGCCGGCATCTGCCGGGCTGGGTGATGTGGTGCGCGAAATGGCCAAGGCTGCTCCGCCGGCGCCCAAGCTGCCCGAGGTGCCGCCACCTGCTAAGGCCTCGCCGCCACCGGCACCGAAGGTTGATCAGACCTTCACGTTTGCGCCGGTCATGCCGATCCACGTCACCGGTGATGTGAAGGACCCGAACCAGCTGCTGCGTGAAATGGAGTCGGGCGTGCGGGGGCTGTTTGATGCCTGGCAGCGCGAGATATCGGCCCGCATGGCCTCGTCGCAGCTGTTCGATCAACCCCACGTTTAAGGAGGCTCTATGGCCTACATGGCAATGCTGGAGTCGTCACTGTCCAGCCTGGTTGCAGCGGGTGAGGCCGGCCGGAAAAGTGCCGACGGCATGCTGGTACCGCTCAACGGCGCTATCAGCAGCATCACCGGTGCCGCGTCCGAGCTGGAGGGCATCCCGTTTCTACCGCCCGAGCTGGGCGCCAAGGCGGGCCGGCTGGTGCGCAGTATTGGCGTGGCACAGGCGCGGGTCGGGCAAATAACGTCGACCTACAGCCGGGCTGTATCGGGCGTCAGTCAGGTGCAGGAACGCCTCGGCACGTTCAAGCAGATGGCCAGTAAGGTGTCGTCGGAGGTTGGTCGGGTGGCTGGCAAGCTAAGCCCGTCGCTGTCCAACATCCTCCCCAGTGGCGGGCTGTTGGGCTCGGCCACGCCGACACCTGAGGCTGTGGCGCCGTTCCCGCACCTGCTGATCATCCAGCCGCATGAGCCCAACGCCCAGCCGTATTACTTCAACCTCGGCACGGCCGCGTTTGACGAACTGCGCCGGCAGGCGTCGTTTCGTTGGCAGGGCCAGGAGCGCCTGCGCCGCAGCGTGGCGCAGCAGGCCGTGGGCCTGGGTGAGGAAAAGATCACGCTCAAGGGCGCGATCTTCCCCAACCACAAGGCCGGGCTCAAGCAGCTCAACACCCTGCGCTCCATCGGCCGCAACTTGCGGGCGTTGAACCTGGTGACGGGCTACGGCGAGGTGCTGGGCGACTGGTGCCTGGTCAGCATCGAGGAGGAACAAAGCCACCTGTTGCCGGGCGGCATCCCTCGAAAACAAGGCTTTACCCTGGAGTTTGTGAGTTATGGCAACGACCTGCAGAACGTCTGACGGTGATCTGCTCGATGTGATCTGTCAGCACCATTACGGGCACCTCAACGGCACGGTCGAGGCCGTGCTCGATGCCAACCCGGATCTGGCCAGGCAGGCGCAGCCATACCGCGCCGGCCTGCTGATCCTGCTGCCGGATCTTCCGGCGCCGACGGTCGAGCTGCTGCAGCTGTTCGGCTAACCCGCGTTACGCGTAACGGACCCCGCCAAGTGCGGGGTTTTGCATTTCTGGAGCCCTGCATGAAACCCACGTATCAAATCGTCGCGGATGGCAGCGACATTACCGCGCTGATCAATGACCGGCTGTTGCTGCTACGCACCTCGGACAAGCCCGGCATGGAGTCGGATGAGTTCGAGCTGCGCATTGACGACCGCGACCAGGCGGTTGCGCTGCCGGCACGCGGTGGCAACGTCGTGGTCATGATGGGCTACGAGGGTCAAGGGCTGACCCGCTTGGGCGCCTACACCGTCGACGAGGTGGAATTGAGCGGGCCGCCCGATACCCTCGTCATTCGCGGCAAGGCCAGCGACATGCGCGGCAGTGGCAAGACCGTGCGCAGTGGCAGCTGGGAGAACGTGCCGCTGTCGCAGATCGTTGGCGAAATCGCCAAGCGCAACGGCTGGGAGGTGTCTTGCCCGGTCGACACCAAGGTCGAGCGCGTCGACCAGCGCAATGAGTCGGATTACAACTTTGTCACCCGCCTGGCCAAGCAGTACGACTGCACCGCCAAGGTGGCCGAAAGCAAGCTGCTGGTCATGCCACGCCAAGGCGGGCAAAGCACTACTGGCAAAGCGCTGGCGGTCGTCACCATCAACAAGACGGACGTTTCCCGCTATCAATTCCGCCTCGGTGATCGCAACTCGCAGAAGGCGGTAAAGACCCAGCACCAGGACCCTAAGACGGGCAAGTTGCAGGTGGTCGAGCTGGCCAACGACGAGTCGCCGGACGGCCTGCCGCCGGTGCACACCGACCGTCATGTCTACCCCAACAAAACCGCCGCCCAGCAGGCCGCCAAGGCGCGCCTGGCTGCGTTCAATCGCAGCACCGCCGGCGTGCGGCTGGAAATGCCCGGCCGCACCGACCTGTTTGCCGAACGCTCGATCAACGCCCAGGGCTTCAAGCCGGGGCTCGATGGCGAGTACCTGGTGGACGGGGTCGAGCAGGTATTCACCCAGTCCGGCTGGAGCACGACCGTCGAGTGCAACGGCGGCAAGAAGGGCAAGGCCAAGGCCTCGGGCAAGAAAAAGAAAGACACCAAGCCGCTCAAGGTTGAGCAGCTTTAACCCCACGGGCGCATGCGGCCCTGACTGGAGACCTCAATGGCTATCTCAATTCAACAGCTTCAAAAGATCCTCCCTAACGCCGGCTCGAAAGCCGGCGTTTTCGTTCCCGGCCTCAACGCCACCATGGGTAAGTTCGCCATCATCACGCGACTGCGCATGGCCGCGTTCCTCGCTCAGATCGGTCACGAATCGGGCCAGCTGCAGTATGTGCGTGAGCTTGGCAATGACAAGTACCTGTCGAAGTACGACACCGGTCACCTGGCTCAGCGTTTGGGCAATACACCTGATGCAGACGGTGATGGCCAGCTGTATAGAGGCCGTGGGCTCATCCAGGTGACCGGCCGGTTTAATTACGAAGCGTGCAGCGAGGCCCTGTTCGGTGACAGTCGCCTGCTCAATACCCCCGAGCTGCTCGAGCATCCAGTCTACGCATCGATGTCGGCCGGTTGGTTTTGGCAGAAGGAGGGCCTGAACAGCTTGGCCGACAAGGGCGACATCCTGGCCATCACCAAGCGTATCAATGGTGGTACCAACGGTCTGGAGGATCGCAAGGCCATCTACAAGCGAGCGCTCGAGGTGCTGCAGTGAGCGCCTGGGCCACTCGCCTGGTCGCCGTGGCCCTGCTGCTGGCCGCCAGTGCTGGCGGCGCCCGGGCAGCCTGGGTGTGGCAGGTCAACGCCTACAAGGCGCAACTGGCCGATCAGGCCGATGACTTCGGCAAGCAGTTGGCGGAGAAGGATCGCGCACATGGCCTGGAGCGAGAGAAGGCTGCAGCAGCAGCGCTTGATCAGCTGGCTGAAGAACAGGAGGCGCGGCGCGCCCTGGAATTGCGCCTGCAGGCCCAGACACAAACGCACTGGCAGGAGATGGAAGATGCTCAACAAACTCAAGCTCGCCTGCGTGACCGGCTTGCTACCGCTGATCTGCGGCTGTCAGTCCTTGTCGACGCCGGAGCCCTTGCCGCCTCGAGTAGTGACGGTGGGCTGCGAGAAGCCGCCGGCCCCGGAGGCCTGGTATATGGCGCCATACGCGCCCCACTTGACCGAGCGCATGCTCAACGAATTGTCGCCATCACCGACGAAGGTGACCGGGGGCTGATCGCGCTGCAGGCCTGCCAAGCCTATGTCCGCGAAGTCACCCAGTAGTAAAGAGGCGAGCCGGGACGGATGCGTCAACATCCAGCCCGGCCCACCGAACCCGCAGACCCTTCCTGCAAGTCCAGCCGTGACCTCTGCCTTGTGCACAAAGCGCGGCGAGCCTAACACCTGTTTATCCATACAGTAAAGACTTGCATACCTATGACCTCTCCAATCATCCCCTGGATGGGCGGCAAACGCCGCCTGGCCGACCGCTTGATCCCTCTCTTTCCCCCTCATGAGTGCTACGTCGAAGTCTTCGCCGGAGGGGCCGCATTGTTCTTCATGCGTCCTCAGCCTGCCCCCGTGGAGGTACTGAACGACCTGAATGGTGACCTGGTCACCCTTTACCGCGTTGTGCAGAACCACCTGGAAGAGTTCGTGCGCCAGTTCAAATGGGCGCTCAGCTCTCGCCAGATCTTCGAGTGGCAGAAGATGACGCGTCCTGAAACTCTGACCGATATCCAGCGTGCGGCGCGATTCTTCTACCTGCAGCAGCACGCCTTCGGTGGCAAGGTCACTGGGCAGACGTTTGGTACTGCTACCACGGGACCGGCCATCAACCTCCTGCGGATCGAAGAGAACCTGTCCGCCGCGTGGCAGCGCCTTGCCGGCACCTACGTTGAGCATCTGCCCTGGCTCGCTTGCGCCGAGCGCTATGACCGGGCGCATACGTTCTTCTACATGGACCCACCTTACTGGCAGACCGTCGGCTACGGTGTGGACTTTCCGTTTGAGGAGTACGAATGCATGGCCGACTTCATGCGGCGGTGCAAGGGCAGGGTGATGGTCAGTATCAACGATCACCCAGACATTCGGCGGGTTTTCGACGGCTTCCATTTTGAGTGCTTGGATATCCGCTACAGCACTACTAACCAGCGCCACTGCAAGGCGGACGTCACGGGTGAGCTGGTGATCATGAACTGGCAGCCCTCAGCGTTCGGCGGCTTGTTTTGATGAGCGTAGCCGGTTTGCATCAGCAATTTACGCTGAGGGCGACAAGCCAGCCGCCCAGGCTCGGTGCTTTAGCATGCTGGGGAAGTTAAGAAAATTGTTGCGAAACCCTTGATGTGGCGTCATTTATCGGCAAATTCATTACACTCGTCCATCATTCAAGCAAGGAACAAGATCCGTGAGCGATTATGATCCCGAGGCCAATTACGACTTTCTCGACCCACAGGGCATTAAGATGGGCGAGCTGCGCAAGGGCCGTTACTTCGAAGGCGCCTGGGAAGCCGGGTTTATCGAGGGTGATGTGTTCCACTACAACCGCGAGGTGGCTGGCAAGCTGGAAGGGTTGACCATCACCCGTAATGACCCGTCCGGCGAACCGGTGACCCAGTGCACCTTGGTGCTACAGGAGCCCGAACAGGCGTAACGGCCAGGTGTCCATAACGGATTTTCTGTTAAATGAAGGCCCCCAGTCCGCAAGGACCGGGGGCCTTTCCTTTGCCCGAGGGTCCCAAAATGACGGAAATGGGCGACCAAAACACCTAAAATGATTTAGGCGTACTCCACCGGCTCACAAAAGCAGCGTGGGACCATGCCCCCCCGCCAATGACGCCATGGACCCGCAGGCGCAGCACTAGGCTAACCTCCAGCACCTGCTGGGCGAGTTGCAACCCCAGTGCGTCTTCGTCCAGGACCTTCACAATGTGACCACGACCTTTCCACCCTCCACTGATCAAAATAACCAATGAAACTCCGCGAGAGTAACGAACTGGTGCCCGGCCTGGTGCTGCCGCCGGGCTATGAGCGCGCGGTGCGCGGGCGCCTGCTCGACATTGAGGACGCCCAAACCGGGGTCAATTGCCTGATCCTCCAAGCCCGCGTCGAAGGCTTGGAAACTCTCACCCAGGGTATTGTTCCCAGCGCATGTACCTGCTGATCGAGGACGCCGCCAAGCATCGCTTGCTCGCCCTGGGAGACACTCAGTGATTGGCCAGGCGGTGGATGTAACCACCCTGCGGGTGCTGGCCAGCCCCCGCCAAGTTGCGAGGCCGTGGCCGGCCGCTGGGAACAGGGTCGCAGCCAGTGAACGCTGAGCATTCAGTAGCTAATGTTCCAAAAAATTGCACTACTTCCTAGTGAGCTTCAATTAGGTAGGCGCATTTTTTCTTTGTAATGAATATAGATTGGTATTGCAGCGTCATAGAGCGCGAAGATGCGACTTTCAATTGAATCCAAATATTCGCTTAAATCCTCGCGCTTGATTGTTAGATAAGCGTCAGTGAATTCTTTCAGGGTTTCAGCATCAACAAAGGGTTTGCCTGAGCTTTCTCTGGACAGATGATCGGCTTTCATTATTAAAGCGAGTCGGTCAAGTTCTTCTTCAGAGTATCTGTCGTGGTGAATTACCGTATTTCTTATTGATCTATAATCTCTGCATGCTTTGCTGATGGCTTTAAGCTTGGTGTCTAATTTGTACCCCTTGACTTTTTCGTTGGTTACTATAAGGGTGTGGTCTATGGATTCATTGCTTATTCCTAAGTCCAGAAGTCTGTTGGTGAATATGAGAGTTCTATCATAGATTGACTGGACTCTGATGATACTATTTTCGACCAAAAGCTCTATGTAGTCGCCTCTCGGTCGATCTGTGGTGGCAATAGCATTTAAGTGATTAATGTCGAGGAATGAAAGCGACAGCCTTGCTTTCTCTAGGCAGGATGAAATGGCGGAAAGAGCTTTGCTGCAAGCAAAAATATATCCGCTGAGTTCGCTATCAATCTCGATGCTAAAATTTTTTATCTTTTTGGAGCCGACCCGTATTGGGCTTTCTTCGTCCAATATAATGATTTCATCGATTTTATGCATCATTGGCATCCATGGTTGACATTGGTAGGGTAATGAGACATAGGTGCCTGTGGTATAGACACTTGAGCACCTGGCAGGTCGGCCGAAGGTGGAGTGTTATCGCATGCTGGCGGGATCGCTCTTCAAGGTAATCAATGATCTCAACCTGCCAGCGTTCAGGTGTCCCTCGGAATTGGCATTTAGTTCGAGTTAGGGCAAAAAGGTATGACCATTTATGCCCATCGCCCAACAAGAGCTGACGCAAAAATCTAGATCAGCCCTGAAGGAGCGATGAAATTCTTTGGTGAGCGCCAGTAAAACCTTGTGTTATTGGGATGTGGCACCTCTGATCCATTCAAGAACTGCCGGCAGTGGAGCACATCTTTCCTCGGGTAATGATGTCACATGATCTGCATCTAACTTTAGTTTTTCCGTCTTAAATCCATGGGTTATCGATTTGATCGTTGAATGTTCATAACCCGCCTGAAGTGCTAATCGACCTATGCATGCACGTATGGCTTGTTCTCCGAGATGGCCATGGCACATCCATTGCAACGTGGCCTCATCTAACTTGGTGGTGAAGGAGAGATACTCGTTCACTTTACCTGACAGGTCGCACGAAAGACCTCTCTCGGTAATTTTCGTATCTATGCATTTTTTTGCTTTAAATTGATCGTTTTCCCAGTCTAGGTTTTCATAACTTATCATTTCATCAGCTCTAGTCAGGATCGCGTAGTCTCGGCACGCAAGCGAATACGCAGCTGAAAACTGAAGAATTGCTACATAGTTGTCGGAGACGGCTTGTAGATAATGCTCAGAAACGAGTGTGGGATGAGTGTGGATTATGAATAAGATGAAAGAATCCGAAGTGAACCAATAATTTTCGATGGAATGACCTTTTGTGACATACGTATTGCTTTGGTGCCCTATTTTTTTGTATTTAAAACTACTAGTCTCAAAGCCGTCCCATTCGCGGTCCACAAGACATCTGAATCGCCCCTGGTTTCG